GATCCAGACAAGGCTGCGCCGCGCTCACAGCAAGCTATTTGCTGCCATGAACCCCAAGCAGCCATCTCACAGGCTAAAGCAATGGATAGACCGCGCAGAGACTGACCCAAATTACTATGCCCTTCACTTCTCGATTGAAGACAACCGCATGTTCTTGGCTCCCGGCTACATCGAGGATATGCAAAAATCGCTCTCTGGGCTATTTTACAAGCGCAATTACTTAGGGATTTGGTGTCTTGCTGAGGGTGCTGTGTACGATTTTTTTGATCCTAAATTACATGTCGTTTCTCGCCCACCTCGTTGCGCTGAGTATTGGATTGCCGCCATTGATTACGGCACGCTCGCGCCGTTTTGCTGCTTGGTCATTGGCGTATCTACTGGCAGATACGATCAAACGGGGCGAAAATGGTGGGTAGAAAAGGAGTATTACTGGAACCCGGCGGTGACTCATAAGCAAAAAACCAATGCGGAGTTCGCTCAAGATGTTCAAAAGTTTATTGAGCCGTACGCCCTTCGGGGTCTTTATGTTGATCCTAGCTGCGCCGCTTTTAAACTGGACCTACAGAAACTCGGTATTCATTGCGTTGATGCTAATAATGATGTGGCTAATGGCATACAGATCGTTGCTAGTGAGATGTATAAAGGGAATCTGGTCATACTTGACTGCTGCACTAACCTCATCAAAGAGATAGAGGGATATGTTTGGGACAGCAAGAAAGCCGAGAAGGGATATGATGAGCCCATGAAGGGAAGCGGAATTCTCGACCATGCCTGTTTTTGCGCCGATACATTCATAGCTGGTTCGGGGAATATTGAGGGTATCAAAGAGGGAAATCTAGTATTCACCAGAGGGGGATTGAGAAAAGTGCGAGCACTTGGGGAGTCCGCCTCAGTCGAGTGTTTTGAATTTCATCTAGCCAATAGGCCCATAAAATGCACGCCCAATCATCCGTTTTACACTGTGGATAATGGTTGGAAAATGGCTTCCGATCTGATACAATCAGATATCCTAATTACTATGAAGGATGGGGAAAAATGGGCAAATATGGCGAAGCTGAGGTCGTATTTTTCGGAGGAAGAGAATACCGACGATATCCAAATGCTCCTGAAGAATCTCCGCGACTGTACTACAAGTGTAGACCTACTCACTTGCATAGAGATGTGTGGAGCGCCGCCAATGGGCCAATACCAAAGGGATATCATATCCATCACATCGACAAAGACCCATCTAATAATGATCTATCCAATCTCGAATGTCTTTCTCCAAAAGAGCATGAACAAAGACATAGAGAAGATCGTACATACCGCTTTTCGGACACTTGCAGGAATAGAGCTGTTGAGTGGCATAAATCAGATCAAGGAAGAGAGTGGCACAAAGAACACGCTCGCAGGCAGTCCTTTGGAAACTGGGAGACCAGAGAACTTGTTTGTAAAAACTGTGGGGGGATCTACAGGACAAAAAAAAGATCCAATACAAAAAACTGCTTTTGTTCAAATAAATGTAAGTCTGCCTGGAGGCGTAATTCTGGAGCTGACGATGAGCCTAGAAAATGTCCTAGATGTGATCGGGAGTTCTTTGTTAATAAATATAGAAAAGCCAAATACTGCTCTAGAGCCTGTTTTGCGAAGGCCAATTGGTTGGAGAAAGGTTTACAATCTGTCCGTGGATAAAGAAAGTGAATATTTTGCAGATGGACTTTTAGTGCACAATTGCGACGCCCTACGCTACGGAATTTCTTCTCACAGAGTTAACACAATGCCTGAGAGCGACGGTAAGACGCTTGGGGGCGGGGGATTTAGGAAGATATGAGTCTTACTCCTGATGAAGCTGCGTTTTCTGAATTTTTTTCAAAACAAATAATGGATAGGACTACAAAAGTTCTTAAAAGTTGCGATGATAACGATTCATTGACCGAAGCATATTCAATGATGTGCAGTGTTTTTGCTTGGTTTTTCTGTACCTTGGCCCCAAACTGGAAAGACGAAAAGACCGTAAAAAAGTTTATGAAGTATGCCATCGAACTTAGTTATTTACAGCATAAAGATCGCCAAAAATCAAGGAAAATACGAGGAAAGAAGCATGAAATGGATACCGAGTAGAGAGGCTATAAAATCCTTTCTTCACACAGTATCTCCCTTGATGAGCAGTGAAGAAAGGATGGTGTGGAATAAAATTAGGGGAGCCTTGGCCAGCTATTCGGAGCGTTTGGAATTTTTCGAGCATAGCCCAAATGCACATCCTTATTTGAAAAAACTATTAAAAGAATTGGGAACTTTTGTTGAGGATTTGCCTGTTTTGGGCAAAGATGAGATGTGGTTTTTTGGGGAGGGTTTAAGAAGATATGAAAGTCAAGACCATAACTCCCGAAATCTGCGAATGCGGTCAACATCCATTCGGCATGTGCCTTGATGTGACGGATGATATTGCAGATGAAGAGCTAGAGGGGTTGGAATGAGCGGTGAATGCGATGAGTGCGGCGAGCATTGTACTGACTGTCTCTGCTATGTTTCTCCTAAATCTAAAAAAAGGCATACAATTACTTTAACCAATTGTTCCTACACCATCGAAGACGCTCTAAGGAAGCTTCTAGAGATGCCTGGGGTTAAGAGACTAATGCGGGAGTTGGCTAATGAGTGAGTGGATCAGTGTTAAAGAGGGTTTGCCATTTTTTATAAAACCAAAATTGTCGCGTGAAGTTTATCACAGTGAAAATGTTTTAGTTTCAGATGAAGAAGATGGGATTTTTGTTGCATGTTATAGCTCTTTAGAAACTTGGAGCGTGATTTGTAATTGCCGCGAAGGAAGCGGATTATACCACGTGACCCACTGGATGCCGTTGCCGGAGGCTCCAAACTCTTCCTCACAGGACTAAAGAAATTCATCGGCTTGAACCTTCCCATAAACACCCACTCGCGAATCATTACGTAGACATCCACTAAACCATCGATTCCGAGAGAAGAGTCATCTTGCCAAATCGATCCTGGGGGGTAGTCTTCGCTCATAAAATCATTCCCATAAATATTTGTAAAATTTAGCCATATTTTGCATTTCCATGCAAAACTGCTCGTGAGAAAGCCCGATACCCTTATAAGATCCCACAATAAATCCCGAAATGGCTGAAAACCATTGATTTGGGGTAATGTGAGGGTTTTGATTTGTTAACTCGATAATGAGATTTCTAGCCTCGACTGCTCGATCATTATCATCGTCCCTAATTATTCTTTTCACAAAATCACCCTAATCGATTTGTTGACTGGCTGATATCGCTCGTTGACGTAGGAGGCGTTGACATAGATCTTGCCAGAGATGGGGTTAATGTATTTTCCATATTGCTGATGAATATGGCCAAAGACATGCAGCCTTACATTTGGTTTTGCAGCATGTTTAACAAGGCTATCGCTTCCGGTATGCTCGTCTCTTTCCCCGCAAAAAACCTCTCTTCTCACAACATCTAAAACTCCATAAGAAGGAGAATGTGTGATTAGAAGGTCGATGTTGTCGGGGATCAGTGCCCATTTTTCAGCCAACTCCTCTTCTGTGTCTTTGGTGAATGCCTTACAATGCGGATTCATGCCCGCAAAAGTTTTGCTCCATGGCGAGCCCCAGATCTTGAGACCCTCGAATTCGGTGCCTGAATCACAGAGGTATTCAAAATCAGCCAAAACTTTTGTCGGAATTTCCCCTTTTTCAAGAAGATTGTCGTGATTTCCTGCTATGACGATTCTTTTTCTGTATTTGGTCTTAGCGATCCAGGGCAAGAATTTGGTCACATATTCTCCTGGCTCATCCCTTGCCGTCAGATCCCCCGCCACAATAAGCAGATCGCCGCCTTCTAATTCTGGAAAAAACCCATGCAAATCGCTAATACAGTCGATCTTAATGCTCATTTTTTCTCCTCCATCGCGTCCTTAGCCTGCTGCGCCATCTTGCGGCACTCGTCAATGACAAACGCCATGTTACGGTATGTGGGGTTAAAAAATTGTTTTAAAAGAGGTGATTCGGGAAATTCTTTAAGCATTTCCTTAGTTCTTTCTTGCAATTTTAAATAGTGGTTGTTTGTTGGATCGTCCCTCATTTTTCTTTTAAATATTTCTATGCTAGGGACATAGTCCCCGGAATGCGCGCAGTCAAACCCTATCAAGTGAGCCCTCTCTTCCTCAGAATATTCGGAAAAAGATATTCCCCAGTGGCAATCGATGTCCAGATCCCTGCGGGCATCTTTCATATACCAAGGATGCCCCTCAGGTATCTCAATGTATCCGCACCAATAGCCTCCGGCTAAATGATCGTTATTGTGGCCATCCCAGACGCAGAACCTTCTGCCTAGACACTTAAAGCCCAGATGCTCAAATATAAAGGTGTCTGGCTCATCTACCCATTCGCCGGGTCCCCAGTGCTCAAGTTTGAGCTCTTTAGTCAGTGTTTGCGGTTGTTCTGTCATTTGTTTTTCTCTTTTTTTCCATGCTCGTATAACATATGATCCTTAAACTCAACATCCAATCTTTTCATTTCTACGTGAAATTCCCTTATATCCTGTCTAATCGCTTCAATTTTATTGTCTGTCATAATGAAAAGAGGAACATTCACTCCTATAATGGCAAGAAGCATTATGCTCATTGCAATAAGAAGTTCCCAATAAGTTCCGTTTTCTTTATTGGTCATTCGTCATATTCCAAGTTAATTGCTTTAAAACTAACTACATGCGCATTGATGTGCCTCTGAGATCTAATCACAATACCTTCTCTCTTGTGCCCGTTCTCATAGAATCCTTTTGCCTTTTCGTTGAGGTCCGCGCATTCAAATGAAGACCCAACCTCAAGAATCCTGACCGTGGGAAAGCAAAGGTCGTCGCAGAAGTCAACAAAATCTTTATAATCAAGATATTCTTGGTTGTCGATACTCCAAACGCTAAACGCCCGCCCAACGATTTCGGTAAATCCCATCGGGTTCTTCTGGATCTTTGGCCCGCACGTCTCCCATTGAATGGCGTACCCATCTGGAAGATTCTCTTTCAATCCATAGTGATTGGCAACTTGCCAATACCCATTGTTTGCCGATTCTTTAAGCTCAAGATTGCGGCTGCAAAGCCCGAATTGTCCGGCTCTCATATAGGCTGTAGTGCTAGACCCGTCTGCTTTTTCCGTAATATAATACCCCTTTCCTTGCAAAAGCTCAACAGATTGTGGGACTTTCTGCCAGTTTGGTTCATCGGTCTTGCGCAAAAACCAGGGAAAGTCACCCTTGGCGTCGGCAGCTAGGGAGGCGGCTATTGGCTTCAGGAATCGCTTTACCCCCGCAGCTTGAGTATAATCAGTGCCGATTGCAGATAAGCCCGTATAGGGCATTATAACGACTTCTGAGGGAGCTCCCTTAAAGTTGCGCATTTTTACGCGCCACCCGGTAGATTTCATGAACGCCATCTCCTCAGATTCCGGAACAACCGAGTCTGGGAGATAGACTAGGCATGGGTCGCCCAGCTTAAATTGATTCTTTCTCACTACCCCCATCCATTTTCCGCCAGCACCGCAGACAGCCGTGGCTGAAACTATAAAGTCGGCTCCTTGAATTGGCGAAAGGCTAAGTATTTTTCCTACATAAACTAACTCTTGATCCATTGTTAAACTCCAGTTGTTCGTTTTTTGAGTACAACTGAAAATAATTTAAGTCAAGATAGTGTGGATTGTGGTAAAATGGTGCATGATAAGGTGGGGGAAAAAATGAGCAAGAAAGAGTATTACGCAGAGTATCACAAAAGAACCTATATTCCCAAAAAGAACTCTTGTAAGGAATGTGGAAAAGATTTGACTGGGACAAGGAAGAAAAGATGTGATGAGTGTCGCATAAAATGTGTTTGCGTAGATTGTGGAAAGAACTTTACTGCAAAAAATCAAACTTTCTTTAGATGTCCTAAGTGTCAATACAAGAACTATAAAGAAAATAGACCGGAAAAATTTGGTAAAGCAATGGGAAAAGTTTATGGAAAGATAGCAGAAAAAAGAAGGCTGGAAAAAGGGTTACCCTTAGGACATGACTTTTTTACTGGACCAAGAAAAGAGGGATATAATCTTAAAGGGTATAAGATCATTGTTTTAGTTGATGCACAAACCGGAAAATACTTAAGAAAAACTTACGAACATGTTTTGGTTATGGAGAAAGAATTAGGAAGGATGCTTGTTAAAGGAGAAACAGTTCACCATAAAAACGGGATTAGAGATGACAATCGGCCAGAGAATCTAGAGCTGTGGAATAAAGGGCAGCCTGCCGGTCAAAGGGTAGAAGATAGAATAAAATATTATATTGAATTCCTTGAACAGTACGGATATAGCATAATTAAGAAACCGTAATGTATCAGGAGTCTACGTGTGAGTTTTTACTATCCACCATGGAACAATAATTTAGAGCCTAACCAGGGAAATTGCCGTGCTTGGCTCGACAATTTATACTCTAAATTTCAGCCTTTTTACGCTTAATGGGCTGTTTTTGATTGATTTACGTGCCAAGTAAAATATTTAGATTGAGCAGGCAAGGTGGAATCAGTCAAACATCGATTAATAGTGAGTCGATGATAAATCCCCTCTAATTGACTTGGAAGCCCGATGGGGTGACAGGGCCGAAGCGAAAGCACGGTGAACGACTAAGCGAGGGGACCTCTAAAGAGGATGCGATAGTCTGTTCCGCGACTATACATGAAATCGCGGAGGAGGGAATAACAAGACCTCCCGCCTAGAAATAGGTCATAAAAGTAACAGTTAAAGACATTATTTTACGCCGGATCGCAGTCGTTTGTGAATCGGTACTTCAATTTTACTCCGTCGTTCTCTTACCAGAACTTTTATTTTAACTTGCTCCAGCAGCCAGTTAATATGGTCACGGGCTATCAAAGACAACACAGAAAATCGATTAATTATATAGCGAGCGAGGGTGGGGATTCACAAACTTCTGACCAATACACAAGGATAATTGACCATGTTTGCAATGTCGGGGGAATCAATGAGCAGTTTTCTAAAGCCTGTGAGCTCGCCACCATTTCAGGCATGGTACTTCTGCAGCCCTACCTTGATTTTGTGGGATCTGATCCTGCTCAGGGCGAGCTTAAAGTAAAAGTCTGGGAATATAACTCTTTTCTGATCGATCCTTACTTCAGAAATCCCGACGCCAGCGATGCGCAATTCATTTGGTGTCAAGAATATATATCAAAGCATGAGGCTGAGAATCGATTCCCCGATAAGATATCTAATATCGCGCCTATGTCTGGGACACCGCAGCGTTACGGGTCTTTTTATTTCTTACCTGAAAATTATAATATGGCTAGAAATGATTTGATGGTACTTAGTTACGTTTGGTATC